CAATAGAATACTCGACTCATCAAATAAGACCTAATTCAGAAAACCTTTCTGTATGGTGTGAATCTTTCGGTAAGGATTTGATCTTTACTGCAGGCCAGGGGGTGTACCATCCCATGTCCGGACCGGGCATGTGTGGCGCACCTTTATTTTCAAAGTCACATGGATTTCTTGGAATTCATGTCGCTGGAAATGAACATAAGACTGATTATCTTAATGGCTTATTGCTATTTGCGGCGTCTCTGAGCGTCAAAAGATAAGTGGACTTATGCTGGACTGTGGTGAAGGGTTAAATCTCGAATCCGTTAGTGGATCAGCTATGCGGGTGCGGTACGATAAGGGTACTGTGCAGGTTAAACCATCTCTAGAAAAATCACATTATTATAATACTGGAGCTCCGATATTAGAAGGTGTGAAACAGAAAGCCCCCCCAGAATTTAAGGAGAGTGGTATCTCTAAATTGAAACAGCTTGTTGCTCCTAATTTTCTTCTTCCTGGAGAATTAGATCCCAAGCTTCTTAAATTCGTTCAAATGGTGATCGAGAAAGACTTTTCTAAATACAAAGTCTTGGATTGGAAAACTGTTATCCTAGGAGGCGATGGCTTAGCTCCGCTGAATAAGGATAGCGTAAATGGATATGGATATGAATCTCCTAAGGAAACATATATTGACTTCGAAAAGGGTTGCTTACAACCCGATTATGAAAAATATATTTTGGATCTTGAGGAGAGAATTCTCGCTGGCAAAATCGATTTTAAGGAAATGATAGCTTATCATGCTCTTAAAGACGAACCTCGCGTTGTTGTTGATGGTAAAACGAAAGACCCTAGGACTTTTGCTATAATGCCACTACATTTTACTCTACTGTTTAAAAAATATTTTGGTGGTCTTTTTGCTTTTGTTAAAGAAAGAAGACATACTAATGGATATGCTATGGGTTTAAACCCGTATAAGGAATGGAAAACAGTTTGGAATAATTTAAGTAGTGACGACAAGCAATTGTTTGATGGTGATTTTAAGTGGTATGACCGCTCTTTAATAGCTCCATTTTTGGATAGCGGTTTAGCCAGTATGAGGAAATTCTTGGATGGTTCTGATAGAGAAAAGAAAATTCAGAGGGCAATCTGTGATTGTGTAGTTAGAATGTTTGTTCTTGTGAAGGATGAATTGTACATGATAACTCACGGATTGCAATCTGGATGGTGGTTGACGGCATTTTTGAATTCAACTTTTAATAAAAGTATTTCAGCCGCAACTTTCTATCTCAATTACCCGAGAAAA